GAGCACGACCTGTTCGCCGAGCACGTCGCGCATTCCGAGACATGGGTGGAAACCACCGCTCTGGGGCGCGTGGTGCATGAATGGTCGCCCCGGCCGATGCGGCCGGACAACCACTGGCTGGACTGCCTGGTCGGCTGCGCGGCCGCGGCCAGCATGGTCGGCGTGAAATCCCCGGGCGAATCCGCGCCGCAACGGCATAGGAAACGGTACACGCAGGAAGACCTGCAGAGGAAATGGTGATGGCCGAGATCGCGGGACAGCGAAAGAGCTGGTCGCCCGAACCGCCCGCACTCGGCCTGGCGTGCCGGCGCTGCGGTTGCCGGCACTTCTACGTCGTGTACACGCGGCGGGCCGCGGCCGGCAAGATCATCCGCCGCCGGGAGTGCCGCAACTGCGGGCAGCGGATGACCACAATCGAGCAGGAGAAATAACATGGAGCGTCTGAACGAGTTTGAGTTGGAGGTGCTGGAGAACTTGCCGGTCGAGCCGATCGGCCTTTCGCTGACGGAACTGGCGGATGGCCTTCTAGGGGACCGCAGTCCGCGAGCCAAGGGCCAGGTCCGGCGTGCTCTGGACGGCATCGCCAACGCGATCGGCAGGCTCCACATTCGCAAGGGCAACGATGACTTCGGCGGCTTCGGCATCGTGATGTACGCCATTCCTCAGGACACGATGCCAAGCGTGCGGGCATTCTTTGCCGAAGCCCCGATCTCTGTATGCGACGATGACGAGGTCCAGTCAGCCACCCCAGGTGATTCTCCGACTTGACGGGACCCCAAGGCGCAGTAGAATATCGGTTGCTCAGCCTGCTACAGTAGGGAGCGGCAGAGCTAGTCTCATCTTGAGGTAAGGGCGTTCTCGCTCATCCGCACCTACCTAGGCCACCCGGCCAAGTTCCCAACGGGCTGTGTCTAGTGAGATCCTGCGGAGAGGGAACAGCAATGAGAACGAACCCGACGATTTGCCTGACAGCGGCCTTTGCAGTACTCACCTGCTTATGCTGCGAGACCGGCGCTTTTGTGATCGATCAGGTCACCGACAACGGCATTAACGACTGTGAGCCTGCCATTTCGGGCAGCAATATAGTGTGGAGCGGCCAACTGGGATCGGACTACCGGATCTTCCTTCGGAGCGGATCATCTACCGTCGTACTGCCCGGTGACCAGACCTTTCCGGCACACTACAACCGACGACCCTCGATATCCGGAACTACCGTCGCGTGGGATTGCGATGACAGTGCAGCGACCTATCTGTACGGCTATGTGTGGGGCGCCGAGACACACCTGTTGAACGGAGCGGCAGGTGATAACGTTGATATCTTTGGCGGAGGGAGCATCGGCGGCGGCCTGGACGTTGTGTGGGACAACCAGACACCAGCGTATAGCGGCGTCTACCTGAACGCAACCTCGCCGATCGCAGGCAGTGAGGGGGGGAGCCATCCGCGAGTGTACGCCGGAAAGGTAGTCTGGCAAGGGCCTGCTGGAGTGTACTACTTCGACGGTAGCTCGGCGTCTGTTCTGCCGGGAAGCGCAGATGGGTACGCTCCCGACATCTGGGGCACGAGAGTTGCTTGGGCATCACCCACTGGGATTTGGCTATACGATCTCAACTTGGGCGAGAGTACCCATCTTGCTGACAGCGGCTCTTCCCCTGCGGTCGGCTCGGAATATGTTGTCTGGGCTCGCACAGGGATCCAGGCGTACGACATTGTGCGCGATGAGGTGTTCCAAGTATCTCCGACAGGGAGCGATCCTGCGATATCTGGTGCCAATGTCTGTTGGGTTGCGTTTGATGGCACCGACAACGAGATATACACAACCACGGTTCCCGAACCCGCCACGCTGGCGTTTCTGGTCCTGGCTGGCGTGGCCGTGATGCGTCGTCGTCACTGAGCTAGCCACGAATTGCCCATCGGGTGGGTCTTCTTCCGAGGATCCGCCCGTTCTTCATCTCACCGAGCGCCAGCCACGTCCGCCGCCTGACGAGGCTGTCTCTGCCGGCAAATCCCTTCGTTCATGTCTAGCGGTAGACATCCGGCGGGATTGCGCTTTGAGCGCTTCTGATCCCGTGGGAAAATGGATGCACCATCGAAGCGACTGTTTCGATGGCGCCTGTGAAAACTGAATACTGCCCAAGGAACAGGGCCGGCCGGCCCCGAGCCTTCGGAGATGAAGCTGAAGCCCGTCGAATCGTGCACGACGATCCGGTGGGCTTCTTCTTTGGGCACTTCCGGAAAGCAGCGGGATGGAGCAGCGGCAGCTCGCGTGGCTCATACCCACGAGGCCTGCCTGCCGGCAGGCAGGTCGCCGGTTCGAATCCGGCTCCCGCGATTGAGGTGATGTATGGCGGACGACCTGAAAGACGCGATCCAGCAGAACGCCGAAGGGCCCAAGCAGGCCTCGGCCGACGGCGTGAACGTCCAGCAGCACTCGCTGGGCGACCAGATCGCCGCCGACAAGTACCTCGCGAGCAAGCAGGCGGCCTCGAAGGATCCGGCGAAGGCATTCACCCGGGTCAAGATCGTCCCGCCGGGAACGGTGTAGCACATGGGTTGGTGGCCCTTCACAAAGCGATCGAAGCAGACGGGCGCGGTTGCCCGGACGCTGGTGGTCCGCGCGAAGTTCGACTCGGCCCAGACCAATGCGGACAATCGGCGGCACTGGGCCAACGCCGATGGCCTGTCGGCCGACGCCGCGGCCAACCCGGCCGTTCGGCGCGTCCTCCGCAATCGCGCCCGGTACGAGGTCGCGAACAACTCCTACGCTCGGGGCATCGTGCTCACGCTGGCCAACGACGTGGTCGGGACCGGCCCGCGTTTGCAGATGCTGACCGACAGCGATGAAGCCAACCAGAACATCGAGCGGGAGTTCATCGCCTGGGCGAAGGACGTGGACTTGCCGGGCAAGCTCCGCACGATGCGGATGGCCCGTGCGCAGGACGGCGAGGCCTTCGCGGTCCTGTTCTCCAACGACAATCTCGACTCGCCGGTCAAACTGGACCTGAAGCTCATCGAGGCCGACCAGGTCGCCACGCCGTCGGTCCAAGTCAAGCAAGCCGCCAACGTCGCCGATGGCATCATCTTCGACGCCTTCGGCAATCCCGTCGAGTACCACCTTCTCAAGTCCCATCCCGGCAACGGTGTGGGCGCCGGTGCGCTCAGTTACGAGCGCGTTCCCGCCGAGAGCATGATCCACTGGTTCCGAACCGACCGTCCGGGCCAGCGACGCGGCCTGCCGGACATCCTGCCCGCGCTTCCGCTGTTCGCGCAGCTCCGGCGGTACACGCTGGCGGTGATCGCCGCGGCCGAAAGCGCAGCGAACATCGCCGTACTGATGAAGACCAACGCTCCGGCCGGGGGCGAAGCGGCCGAGGTCGAGCCCATGACGGAGATGGAGTTCTCGCCCAACATGGCGATCTTCACGCCGGAGGGCTGGGAGCCCTCGCAGGTCAAGGCCGAGCAGCCGGCGACCACGTATGACATGTTCAAGCGGGAGATCCTCAACGAGATCGCCCGTTGCCTGAACATGCCGTACAACATCGCGGCCTGCAATTCCAGCGGCTACAACTACGCCTCGGGGCGGCTGGACCATCAGACCTACTTCAGGAGCATCGGTGTCGAGCAGTCGCACATCGAGACGGTCATCCTCGACCGCATCCTCGCCGCCTGGCTCGCCGAAGCCGTGAAGGTCTTCGGGTTCGGGGACGTTGAGGACGCCGGCCACCAGTGGTTCTGGAACGGCCACGAACACGTCGATCCCGCGAAAGAGGCCAACGCCCAAGCCACCCGCCTGGCGAATCACTCGACCACGTTGGCCCATGAGTATGCCCGTCAAGGCAAGGATTGGGAGACCGAACTGCGCCAACGGGCCAAGGAAGCGGCCCTGATGGCCGAACTGGGCCTGACGGCGGCGCAGGCTGCACCCACTCCGGACAAGCAAGAGAAAGACGAAGACGAAAATGAAACCGACGAACGCCAACCAGAAGCCGCCTGAGACCCTGCAGCTCACGGCCCAGATGGAGATCACGGCCGGCGCTGACGCGGGCGCCGGGGACGGAGGCCCCCGCCTGCCGCGATTCACGATGGTCGCCTACACCGGCGGGACGATGAAGATCGCCGCATGGCGATACCCCGTGGTCGTGGATCTGGCCGGCCTGGCGATTCCGAGTCAGTCGCGCCAGATTCGCTTCGGCCATGACGCCAACAGCGGCGTGGGCCACACCGACGCCATCGGGGTCGAGGATGGCCGGCGCGTCGCG